CCTCTCTCGAGGTTCCTACCGCTTTCGCGGTTCCCGTTAGGGCATCGCTCCATCCATTTCTGGAGGTCCGATGATTGTTATCCCTTACCAAGGTAGAGGACAACGTTCTCTTACCTTTGGGAATCAGGTTATTGTAAAACGACCTGATGACCAGGGGGGTGCATATACCTACGAGCAGCAGTTTACACGTCCAGTCTATGACTGGGTTCAGTCATCAAACCGTTCCGGTTATGGTAGTACTAACTACCATGGGTTTTCGATCCCATGGAAGTTTCCTACTTACCGTAATAAGAACATGATGATGGCCGTACCTCGCAAACTCCATTTATTTGGAGAGCGAGACGGGTATCCAGCAGAGTTCATAGGGTATCACCCTACGAACTATCTCTTCGATGGCGATTACATAGATATGTATAATTGCCCCGGATTGATAAATGCTGGTAAACCTATTGTTTCTTACAACGAAGATCAGAAGCTTAAGGCCGACTTTGCAAACTCCTTTTCGGAGGGCGCACAACTCGGCACAGCTGCTGTAACTTTGAAGAAAGATTTAACAGGACTCGCTGAAACTGCTGGAGATCTTCTCCTGCTTTTACGCGGAATTAAACGTGGGAATATAGGTGACATCAAAAGGGCTTTACGCTCAGATGATGTAGATCGCTCGCTGTCTAAGACTGTGAGTGGTCGCTATCTAGAGTTCACGTATGCCATCGTACCGATGGCGGGCGATGTCCATTCAACTTATGAGGTACTTACGTCTAATCCACTAACTGCAGAAATTCTGCGGCAACGTCGATTCCGTAAATTCCAGCATCCTGGCTCCTTATCTGAGAATTTCTCAGTTCAAGGTTACCGTGCTGCTGGTTATTCCTCACATTATTGGTGGTCATCCCCTGAGTTACACCGTCTCACCCAACTCGGTTTAACCAACCCGGCACTTATTGCATGGGAACTTGTTCCCTACAGCTTTGTGTTAGATTGGCTCATCCCTGTTGGAGACGTACTCAATGCGTTCTCTGCTTATCTCGGTGCTGAATTCGTTTCCGGATTCAATACAGAGTTTGCTGAGGCTCAGTACTCAATTGCGCCATCTATGTCGCAATTTGGTTCTTTTCCACGTGTTCATAGTTGGGACTTTTACATACGAACGTACGAGAGAAGTCAAATCTTTGATTTCCCCCGTCCACTTCCGTATATTAAGAATCCCTTTTCTACTACCCATCTTATCAACGCTACCGCATTATTTAGAAATGCGTTTCGTTGGTAGCTTACAGGAAGCTATCCTGATAGGAGCGTGGCAATTATGCCTCAACTTCAACAGCTGGTCCTCACAGACCGAGCGGCGACACCAGTCGCCCATACGTTTACACCTGTTGATATCCAACAGAATGTAGGCACTGTGTCAGAGCGCACTGGTTCTCCAGTCGCGGATCCGATCTACTCCATAAGTAACCGTCGTTCTGGTGATAACTTTAAAGTTACCATCAAAATGTCGGTACCCGTGGTGCAGAACGAAACGATTAACGGAATTACCCGCCCTATCGTTGTCCGCTCAGCATATGTTCAGGCCACTTTCACCTTCTCTAAGGATTCTACCGAAGAGGAACGTGATAATGTGGTCGGAATGTTTGCTGACTCATTTGGCACGGGCAAAGCCCTTGTTAATGATACACTGGTTAAGCTTGAAGGTGTTTATTAAACCCCTTCTGCTTAGTAAAAGAACCATCCTATGGAGGATAACCCCATGGCAAAGACTCCAAAGAGTATTAGCCTTCGGAGCTTGCGCGCTTGCTCTATTGATCCTAAGTGGTTGTACGAACGGTTACGTTCGGACCTCCACCAAGGGGACTTTCGAAATCGATACTTGCTCGACTCCGTCTTGTCCAAGTACGCTGAACCAAGTCCAGCCTCAAAAGAGCTCCGACACCGTCGAGCGTTAGCAAAACTTTTATGGACCGACCGTGAAAACGGAAGGACCGTGAAACGACTCGAGACTAACCCGGAAATCCTTCCTGGCGTCTCCGCAGCAAGTATAAAATTGCTTGTTGCAAGAGAAGTTTCTCGTATTCTTGGTCCATTTACGTTTGATGCTTTCGCTTCTGCCTCATTCTCTTCTGGCGCGTCGACTTCTCGTCGACGCACTGAAGCAGGTGTTGCGGAAAAGTTCGATGGTATTGGCGATGTCACAACACAAGCTCTCCCCTACTTCGTCGCGGCTAGTAACCTCGATCCTGTCTGGCGGCGCAATCTTACGATTGCGATGCTCGAAAATGATCGAACTACTAGCTACAACTTAGTTCCGGGGAACGTGTGTTTTACTGTACCCAAGAAGGATGATATCGATCGTGCGGCCTGTAAAGAGCCGGACTTCAATATGTACCTACAGAAGGGTTGTGGAGACTTTATCCGTTCACGTCTTCGACGTGACGGTATCGATCTCAACGATCAATCTGTGAATCAACGATTGGCCCGGTTCAATCGATGGTTCTCTTGCTACTTTAGATCTTTCAGCAGCTAGTGATTCTATAACTTGGAAACTCGTTATGGAATTACTTCCGTTCGATTGGTTCAACCACCTCGATAATATACGTTCTAAACGAACATTTATTAACGGAAAGTGGCGGACCATGAACTTATTTTCCACTATGGGAAATGGGTTCACTTTCGAACTTGAGTCGTTGCTATTCTACAGTATGTGTATCGTCGCAACACGCCTCAGTGGAATTTCGCATCCCACTATCGGCGTTTACGGCGACGATCTCATTGTTCCTACCCAGAGTGCTGAGTATCTAATATTGATACTCAACTACTTTGGCTTCAGAACTAATGTAGATAAGTCTTTTGTAGAAGGACCATTCCGTGAGAGTTGCGGCGGCCATTACTATAATGGCCGTGACGTAACTCCTTTCTATGTCAGAGAGCCTATTAACGATGTAACACGCGTTATTTGGCTTCTCAACAAGATACGTGAATGGTCGAGTGAGGGTACCGATTTCTGTTTGCAACTTGAGGACCTCTGGTATGAAATATACCACAAGTTTCCCATTTTGCACTTA